AGCAGGTAAATCATGGACGTATGTAGGTTCACAGCCACCACCTGAAAATGGTGTAGCTATCCCAGTGTCTAGCCTAACGACAGGTGAAGACATCGTATTGTTTGTAACTAAGTAGAGGATAATAAAATGAATATATATGATTTAAGAGATGTAGTAATAGACGGTATTTGCATGGATGATTATCCAGACTTTGTAGATGCTTATATTTCAGAAGCAACAGACGCTAACGGAAATCTATTATCAGATGAACAGTTAGAAGAGTTAACCAATGACAACTCAGAGTTTGTACAGCAAATGGCACACGATGAAGTCATGGGGAGGGGCTAGATGAAACGATTATTGACATTACTTATGGTAGTCTATTTAGCTGGCTGTGGCACACTGCCTCAGAACGATTATAAGCAAGTGTGGTGTGATGAGTTATACACTCACAACGAAGCTACATGGGGCCCTGAAGAGGTACAGGCAGCAGCCCTATGTGCCAAAGAGGATATGATATGAATACAATTAAAGATGATCCCGTAGAGGATGCTCGCATTAAGTATGAGAAAGCCTACAGGAAAAGCACTATCGAACCTAAAGAGATGGACGCTGACCTCAACCTATTATATGAAGATTATATGAACAAAGTATTGGAGCAATTAGATTATGAGCTTAATATTCAAACCAAAGATTCCTGCAAGTTTCAGAACTGAGGAAATCAAACTAAAAGAAAATAATAAAAAATACAACAGCACTAACAAACGGGGCCCTCAAGTGTACTGGTCGTCTTATGAATTAGACAAACTGGTAGCACTACGAGTCTTAGGAGTTTCTTACTTAAACTGCGCCAAGTTATTACATAGGGGCCAGAGTGCTATCGTTTCAGCTATCGCATACAATGATTTATACGGTAAAATTGATAGTCAAAGAAAAGAAAAAATAACCCAAATAATGAGAGCCTTATAAACATGACTGAACTAATGATTAAGACACTGAAAAATAAATCACTAAAGGAAAAGATTGCAGCGTCTAAAGCCCGTACTAAGATCGAAACGGAAATAACAAACTATGAAGAGGGTGTTAGAAGAGGTGGTCAGTTTGTAGCATACAATGAGGATATGATAGCTAAGTTAAAGCTTAGGCTGGAGGATCTATGAACCTAACAGATCAGCAGATCGAAGAGTTGGTAATATCTGAGTTAAAGAATTACTATAACGTCCTAGACCATGCGGTAGAGGATAGAGGGTGGTATCCGACCACTAGGGAAAGGGATAACGACAGAGTTACCCTAGCAGCAATCATTAACTTATTGACACACTACCTAACAAAAGAGGATCACGATAAATGGCTATCAACTATTCGGCAGGTAACGCAGAAGTAGACAGTAGAGGCCCATGCTCTAAGTGTGGATCTAAAGATAATTTAGTTAAGTATAAAGATGGTCACGCTACCTGCTACTCTGTAGGCTGTGGTCACTTCATTAAAGCAGGTGAATCAATGCACAATCAATCGACAGTAGTTCCTACCCCTCCGCGTAAAGAGGTAAAGCAGGAGGATCTAATCAAAGGCACTAAAGGCTCTATACCAGACCGCAGGTTATCCCAAGATATTCTAGACAAGTTTGGCGTTACGATAGAGTATGACGCTAAAGGAGATATCACTAAACACCACTACCCGTACTACAACAGCGACAATAAGATTGTGGCCTTGAAGACAAGGGTAACTAAGTATAAGCAATTCTTTTGCAGTGGTAATCTAGGGGACGCAGGACTGTTCGGTCAGAATGTATTTGAGGGTCGTGCTGGTGGACGCTATATAACGGTCACTGAAGGTGAGTTAGATGCCCTAGCAGTTAGTTCTATGTTTCACGGTAAATGGCCTGTAGTAAGCTTAAAGAACGGCTCAGGTAGTGCGGTGAAGGGAATCAAAGAATCACTTGAGTTTCTGGAGTCGTTTGATAGTGTCATACTGTGTATGGATCAAGATGAAGCAGGTTCAGATGCGACTAAGAATATCGTAGACTTATTCTCACCTAACAAAGTCAAAGTAATGCAGATGCCTTTTAAAGATGCGTCTGAGATGTTGATGAAGGGTAAGGTTAAAGAGTTTACCGAGTGCTGGTGGTCTGCTAAACCTCATCGACCTGCTGGCGTAGTCTCTTTGTCTGATGCAGGTAACTGGGATCTATTCGTAAAGCGAGGTACTGAAGAAGTCACGCCACTACCTAAAGCATTCGGTTCATTAAATGCTATGATGAATGGTGGTATTGCGGCTGGTGAAATTACTGTACTAGGGGCGTTAACGTCTATCGGTAAGAGTACCGTAGTCTATAACCTAGTCTACGATATGTTGATGGAGTCTAATAAGCGTATAGGCTGTATTTTCCTAGAGGCTGATGTCGGTGAAACGATAGAGAAATTAATATCAGTACATATCGGTCAGAACATATCTAACGTACCTCAACCTGAACGAGACTACGACCAGTTACATAAGAAGTATTCGGAATTAGCTGATACAGATAAGTTACACATACTAGACCATCAAGGGGCTCTAGAGGCTGATGAACTGTTCTCTAAGATGCGTTACATGGTTAAAGGGCTAGACTGTGATGTTCTTATACTAGATCCTCTACAGGCTGCTGTGACCTCCAATGAGAATGGAACCATAGATGCCTTTATGGATAAGTGCCTTAAACTAGCTAAGGAAACTGGAGTCAGTATCATTGTAGTTAGTCATATGCGTAAGCCGAGTGCTAAGGATGCACACGATGTAAACGAATATGATATGAAAGGATCAGGATCTATTAACCAGATTGCATTCAACACTATCCTATTAAGCCGTGACAAATTAGCTGAAGATGAGTATGCTAGGAACTGTACTAAGATCCAGCTAGTTAAATGTCGTAGGACAGGTAATACAGGCGTAGGTGGTTGGTTGTTCTATAACTCAGATACTAGCCGATTAGAGGCTGGTCAGGCCCCGATAATACAGGAAACAAGTAATTATGACTTCTAAATCTATAGTTCTGGACATCGAAGCTAATGGCTTTAATCCAGACAAGATATGGTGTGTAGTCACCTTAGACATCAATACTAAAACGTCTACCCAGTACGTCAATAATCTAGCCCAGTTAAAGACTGATCTGTTAGACGTTACTGAGATCATAGGCCACAACATACTAGGTTATGATATACCTGTATTGGAACGTCTATTAGGTATTGACTTCAGCAACATCAAACTAACCGATACTTTAGTCTTGTCTAGACTTGCAGATCCAGCGCGTCAGGGTGGGCATTCTCTAGCATCATGGGGACAGCGTTTAGGTTATCCAAAAGGTAAGTTTACTGACTTCAGTTATTATAGTGATGAGATGCTAGAGTATTGTATTACTGATACTGAAGTAAACTTATTCACCTATCGTAAGTTACTAAAAGAAGTTAAAGATTTTTCTGTAGAGTCTATCCAACTAGAGATGGACGTACATAAAATCATAGCTGAACAGACCCGTAGTGGTTGGTTACTGGACGAAAAGAAAGCCTTTATATTGTTAGCTGAACTCAAAGAGAGCATGATGAATGCAGAAGCTACAGTCCGTAAACGCTTTACACCTTTACCAGTATGGGTAGAAAAGAACTACCCTAAGAACCCACTAAAGAAAGATGGTACTGAAGCAGCCATCATGGGTAAGCATAGAGATCAAGGCTTTCATCATAACTCACAAGGCAGTTATGGTGTCTTTGAATACCCTATCTTTAACTTAGGGAGTCGCCAACAGATCGGACGTTACTTGATCCACTTTGGTTGGAAACCTACTGAGTTTACTGAGACAGGCTTACCTAAGATAGACGAGAAAGTATTAGAAGATGTAAACATACCTGAAGCAGTGATGATCAAAGAGTTTCTATTACTCCAGAAGCGCGTAGGAATGGTTCTGAGTTGGGTAGAGTCTGTAGCAGACGATGGCAGAGTACACGGCTACGTTAATGCTATAGGCGCTCAAACAAACCGTATGACGCACAGCAGCCCTAATGTTGCCCAAGTCCCTGCATCATACAGCCCGTATGGTAAAGAGTGCCGTGAGTGCTGGATAGTGCCCAAAGGGTATAAGCTAGTTGGTTGTGACGCTTCTGGCCTAGAATTGAGAATGCTCGCCCACTACATGAATGATGAAGAGTACATCAATCAGATTATAGACGGTGATATACATTCCTACAATCAGGAGATGGCTGGACTACCTTCTAGAGATCAGGCCAAGACAATGATATATGCTCTCTGCTATGGGGCTGGTGACGTTAAGATGGGTACTATAATCAATGGATCTGCCGCAGAAGGTAAGCAGCTAAAGGCCACTCTATTCAATAACATTCCTTCACTAGCTGACTTAATTACTAAGATTAAGAAAGCTTCTAACAGGGGATATTTGAAGGGCTTGGACGGTCGTAAAATCTGGGTTAGGTCTGAACACTCAGCCCCTAATTTTCTCTTACAGTCAGCAGGAGCGATTGTTATGAAAAAGGCACTTGTGTTATTATACAACAGTGCTAGAGAAGAAAAGCTAGACTTTACTTTTGTAGGTAACATCCACGATGAGTATCAGACTCAAGTGCTGGAGGCACACTCAGAACGCTTTGGTGTATTGGCTGTAGAAGCTATCGTTAATGCTGGTATAGAGTTAAACATGAACTGTCCATTGGACGGAGAATCTAAGATAGGGAATAATTGGTATGAGTGCCACTAAACTGTGTACTAGCTGTGACATAACGAAGCCTATAAGAGGTTTCGATAAAGACGGTACAAAAAAAGACAAGCTACAAGGAACCTGTAAGTCCTGTAGAAAAGATTACAGACTAAAACTTAGCTTAGATAAATTTAATATAACAATAGATAAGTATAAAGAGATGCTTAAAGCCCAGAACCATCTATGCGGTATCTGTTTTGTAGATGAAGGTAAGTCCTTATGTATAGACCATGATCATGTAACCAGTAAGGTCAGGGGACTACTCTGTAGTAGATGTAATAAAGGACTAGGTTTACTTGGCGATAGTGTAGCCGCAGTTAAGTCAGCATTAAATTATTTAGAGAAATTAAAATGAAAACATTAGACACATTAATAGAAGATGTTTATGCAGTAGTCAAGAATAGCGAAGCAGATCCAGACGTAGATGTTGATGCGATATTTGATCTGTTCGGGACTAACGTAAAGGAGGCTGTATTTAAGTCATTGTTTGAAGAGCGCGGAGACTCCACACGCTTGCGTATGTCGTCCGTAGGCAAACCTGATAGACAGGTATGGCTTAACTCCAAAGACTACCCTAAAGAGGAATTAGAGCCCTCTACGTTGATTAAGTTCCTGTACGGTCATGTAATAGAAGAGTTAGTCTTATTGTTAGTACGTCTAGGTGGTCACACTGTAGCTAATGAACAAGGTAAGGTAGAGGTTAATGGAGTCAAGGGCTCTATGGACTGTACTATTGATGGTAAACTTATTGATGTTAAATCAGCCTCCAGCTACGCCTTTAAAAAGTTCAAGGATAACACTGTAGAGTTTGACGATCCCTTTGGCTATGTAGATCAGCTAAAAGGGTATGGTGCAGGGCTAGGAGTTAAGGAGGGTGGATGGCTTGCTATGGACAAAGGCAATGGACATTTAGCCTTAGCAATGATAGACTTGACTGAAGGTGAAAGCATTGAGGACAGGATCACTCACTTAAAAGATATTATATCTAAAGATGAAATGCCTGAGCCATGTAGCTACCCAGTACCAGATGGTAAAAGTGGGAATATGAAGTTATCTACACAATGCTCTTACTGTCCTTATAAGCATACTTGCTACCCTGAATTAAGGACTTTCTTGTATAGTACAGGCCCTAAGTTCCTAACGGAAGTTTGGAGTTTACCTAGAGTAATTGAAATAACCGAGACTAAGTAACATGAGTGTAAAGTTTAAAGTAGTACAGACTCCCCGATCTGAGCGTTTTGAAGAGCAGATCAACATACTATTGAATCTAGGATGGGCACTACACGGCAGTCCTTTTATTGATGGTACAGGTCAAATGGTACAGGCGTTATTAAAGGATATTCCAGATGTCAAAAAAGCAACTGCCAAAGTACCGAAGTAAACTAGAAGCTAGGGTAGCTTTAGGTTTATCTGAATGGGAGTACGAATCTGAAAAGATGGGGTACATCATCCATAAGACCTATAATCCAGACTTCATTAAGGGTAATATCTTTATTGAAGTCAAAGGATTCTTTAGGTCTGGAGACACCCAGAAGTATAAAGCTATCCACGACCAGATGCTAAAAGAGAATAAGATACTTGTCTTTGTCTGGTCTAAGCCCCATCAGAAACTACGGAAAGGATCTAAACTAACTAACGCTGGCTGGTGTGATAAGCACGACATTAAATGGTTCTCACAAGATGATATGAAAGCCCTTAATAAGTGGAGTAAGACAGCTAATGGCTAAGACAGTAGAGGAACTAATCGAAGACATAACCAGAGACTACGATGTAGACCTGTTAGTTGAGATATTATGTATTTCTGCTGAAGAGTTGTTAGAGAGGTTTGACGATAAATTAATGATTGCTATAGAGCGAGGGGATTTTGAAGATGGAACCTAATTCATCACTAGACACTCAAGTAGGAGGTAGTCACTATCAAATGGGAGGCATTCAGCCTATTGAATACATTCACGCTAACAACCTGTCCTTTATCGAAGGTAGTATTGTAAAATACATATCTAGGTGGCGTAATAAGAATGGTGTGGAGGATCTAGAGAAGATCAAACATTACATAGACCTTCTCATAGAGTTAGAAGATAATGTAGGTAATAGAAAGAAGTAAACAAAAAAGGCCCCAAAGAGAAATCTGAGGGGCCTTTTTATTTGCCTAAAATTTAGTCTAGAGATCCCTCGTTAGTCATCGACTTACTGTGTCTATTACTCTGCTTTCGGTGAGACATTATTTCATTACCTTCTGCGTCTAAGTAAGTGACTTTTTCCCTGTAAGTTTTATCCCCTATTTTAACTAAGTCCTTTTCTAGTTTCCAAGAAGAAATAGGAGGGAAGCCATAAGACTCAGCAGCCATATTATAGTCTGCTGCCTTACGCGCTATAAGACCGCCTAACGGCCTCATTTTACCGTCTTTAGGGTCGTTAGTAGACACTCCATCTAATAACTGATTCTTTAAGCTAGACTGTACAGCCTTGACTTGATCTTCACCTGTAAGATCCATAGCAGCATTAAGGCTTTTCTTTAGCTCGTCTGCGCCTGACATCCCTTGATTCCATACAGTGCTAACTAATGTTTCCTGTAATCCACTACGCATATCATCAAACTCAGGGTAGGAACTCTGAAGCTGGCCTACTCTTTTATTAATTAAGTTTGTTGCTGCCGACTTGTAATCCACTACTCCATCAGGGCCAGTAAAGTCTGCCATGTTTAAATCTGCCATACCCTCCTTTAGTCCATAGGGCATAGTGTCTGCTCCACCTTCTACACTCTTATGTTTAAATATACCTTCTGATTTATCAAAATCTGATATAATTTTATCTACTAAGCTAAGACCAGAATCTACTTCTACTGCTTCTGCCTCTAGATCAGGCGCTACCGTGTCGGCTATAGTGTCTTCAAACAGACCAGCCTCTAACTGAACAGCCTCACCGCCAGACCTAGACGTTTCTATAGCTTGTGTCATGTTAGCATTCTCTGGAGTACCTGCTGCCCTCTTGAGAGCGTCAGAAGCTTTAGCAGCTATCATTTCACCATCTATAGAAGACCACATCCCAGATAACTCTTGCTTCCCTCGCTCGTACTGAGCCATCATCTCTTCTAACATTAGTTCATTCCTTTATCGTGCTGCTGTTCTTTGTTCTTCAGCTAACTTTCTATTTATCTGAGCCTCTTGCTTAGTGTCTTTTATAGAGTCCATGAAGTTCATATATCTAGACAAAACAACTTTAGTAGTCGTTGAGTTAGCAGCTAAATTAGCATTTGTTAGCATTTTAGTTAAAGCTTTCCATTCTTTCATTTTTGCTGGCCTAGAAGCTAATTTACCTAAAACAACAGGTGAAATAATTATAGCTGTTGCTACAGGTAACGTAAGAAGACTTCCTGCCGTAGCCGCGCCAGCAATGAGGGTGGGTACAAAACCACCAACTTGAGCATAAGCTTGTGAGGTTTTTGACTGCGCTACTAAACTAAATCTAGCATTACTGTCACCCAACTGTTTTGCTACTACCTCAGCAGTATCTAAAATAGAAGTAAGACGACCAAACATTTGAGGGCCTAATACTTTTTCAGTTAGTTCTCTTTGTTTTTTATATCTCAATGTTTTATTTAAAGTTTTTAACTCAGAAGAAGTAGAAGACATCGGAATTAATCTGTTTAGATAACCCCTACGAACTTCATCTAATAACATATCAGATTTCTTTTTAGTTATGTTTTTTCTTGTTTTTGCCGATCTCATAAAGTCAGTAAAAGCTTCAATAGCTTCAGGCGA